AAAACCATCGGATATGCGCGATACGTCGGGTCGGTCAAGAAGTACGCCCTCCGTGCGCCGACTACCTACGCCGATAAGATCGGCAAGGCGTGGTTAGCGTATAAGTTCGGCATTGAACCCCTAGCCAACGATTTGGCAAGTGCCGCTTTCGCAGCCAACCAGTTAATCACTGGAAAGCTTGCTGAGCGGAATACTGTCACCATCCGCGGTAAAGGGCTATCTGTTGAGAACTTCGACCTTGGATACTCCAAGGTCACTGACGCTTATGCTCCCTACGCAGAGCAAGAGTTGTGGGCGACCCTCAGTAGTGAGGTGCGATACAAGGGTAAGGTGCGACCGCTGGTAAGCGTTCCGGTAGACTGGGCATCGATCGTCGGAGTTGAATTATCCGACATCGTCCCGGCCATCTGGGAAGCTATCCCGTTTTCGTTCCTTATTGATTACTTCACCAACTGCTCGGAGGTACTTTCACGAGTATCGTACGGCAATGCAACCCCTTATCTCAGCTACGTCACCTGTGGTGTTAGAAATACCATGGAGGTGGCTGGGAGGGACTACAAATTCAGGACTAATCATCCCGATGTCGTAGATGGGTATGTTGATGGAGTTTGCGCAGGCGGATCTTTCTTCACACGCTGTGTGGAGGTTCACCGCAGTTCAGGGGTAGAATTGCCTCCTGTTACTTTGAACTTCGAGGTTCCTGGGAGATCCCAGGTTCTAAATGTTGCGGCGCTTGTGGCTGCCGTTCGCAACAGTAAACCTTAGCAGCCTTCATCTTGAGGAAGACGAAATGTCCCTTACGATCACAGGTACCATCGCTGGTACCGCTGTATCCAGTGCGCCGACCCCGGTCTTTACTGCAACCGAGGACTCGTCCGCTGGCCCCAACTTCCGTCGTTGGTACATCACGACGGTCGCGACCGCCAATGGCGCTACTTCTCACTCCGTGAGTTGCCCGTTCTACGTCGAGCTGCATTGTCCGGCTGTTTTCAAGCCGGCGCCGCAGTACGACGCTTCGGGTACACGTGTGGTGAGCGGCCCCGTTGGTCGGAACACGTTCAAGATTCGCATCATCAAGGGCGTCAACGCCGCTGCCAACCTCCCCTCGATCCTCCTTTTCGAAGGTGTGTTCCAGGTTCCGGCTGGTGCGGATGTTGCCGACGCTCCAAACGTGCGTGCGGTCATGTCCCTCCTTGGCGGCCTGATTAACGAGGACCCGGTGAATCTCACCGAGACCTTCGTGACTGGGCTTCTGGGTTAAAATCCAGTGAAACGCCGAGAGATGAGGCACCAGAGCTTCATAATTCTGGTGCTAGTGTTCCTTTTTGTTGTTATGGGGGTTACATGCTTACTGCAGAATCGCTCTTTCAACACCTCAGGGCTGACATGCCCACAGCCACCCTCGACGGGTGGAGTCCAGACCTCGATGCCCGAGCCGTCGCCCAACAGTTACTACTGAAGAACGCGATTCGGAAATTCGAAGGTGACGAGCCAGTTGACCCGGCAGCCGAAAGGGCCGCCATCCAAAAGTTCTTGGATGCTAATGAGAGATCCAAGACTTGGGACACAATTGGTCACGTAAACACGTCCATAGATGAGATGTTGCTCGGCGAGTTTGCCTCGTCGATCGACAGCTTCTTCGTGGAGGGAACGGAACGTTCCTTGATCAGCGACAACGCACTTGAACACTTCGGGTTGGGGATTCCCGGCCCTGGAGCGAGTATTGGAACTCGTGAAACAGACATGTTTCATAAAATGTTCGATAGCGCGGTTTCTGTCACGTCTGACTTACTGCCTGTTTGGCAGTACTGTACTACCTCGGAGGTTTACGAACCGTTAGCCACCGCCTTTTTTCTTGGGCGGGAGCGATACGGTCTCCGGGAAGTGAGTGGAAGTAAGTTAACGGTCGTACCAAAAACGGTCGACGTCGGTCGTGCGATTGCTACGGAGCCATCCGCTAACATGTGGATGCAACGTGGCCTCTCGGTCCAGCTTGAACGGACCTTGGTATCGCACTTCGGTATTGATCTGTCTAACCAACAGGACAAGAACCGACTCCTCGCTCAGATTGGATCCATCGATGACTCGATGGTGACACTGGACTTGGAATCTGCATCTGACACAATCTCACTGAACCTTCTCAGGTTCTTCCCGAAGTGGTTCCGGGATCTGGTGCTCCTTTACAGGTCACCGATTTGTGAGGTCGAGGAAGATGCAACCGTTAAATTGCACATGGTGTCAACGATGGGTAATGGATTCACCTTTTCGTTGATGACGACCATCATGTGCTGCGTCGTCGACGCTGCTGCAAAACTATCGCGTGTTCGCCTAACGCGGTGGCGACAGGCCCATGCCTCACGGCTCGGGCACGATCATCTCCCTCTCACCCCCGGAAACTGGGGGGTGTTCGGTGATGACATTATCTGTCCAAGTGGGTTAACAACCCGTCTTGTTCAACGTCTCCTATTTTTACTTGGTTTCGTTGTGAACAGCAGCAAGTCCTTTGTTGAAGGACCGTTCAGAGAGTCCTGCGGGGGAGACTTCTTCCGCGGCGAGGACGTTAGACCAGTCTTCGTGAAGCACTTGGAAACTCGTGCCGATCTCTTTGTTGTTTTCAACAGCCTCAGCGCGTGGTCTGCAAATCACGGGGTCCCATTAACTGGGACTCTACGATTGCTTGCTAGAGAGCTGGGCGATGCAGTTTATCGCTTCGTCCCGCTTCATTGCAATGCGGACCAAGGCACTCGCGTGCCTGAGCGCTTCCTTGGGACTGGCCATCCCAGGGACCAAAACGGATCATTACTGTACAAGGCACTAACACCTGTGCCTCTTAAGGTGATGATCACGATGGAGGGCGTCCCGATCTCGCACGAACCTCTCGACCTTACTAAGGACGATTGGGAGACCCGGCGGAGAAATCCCCAAAGGGCCCAGAGGTGCTCCGACCAAACTAACGGTTGGGGCATCTCCATTTGTGCGATTGAAGGACACATTCGGGGTGGTACCGTAGTTGTCCGTGTCAAGGACAGGAGTTCACTACGCTACCAAACGACCAGTGGTTGTTCCCACTCCTGGGATTCAATCACTCCCGAGACTGGGCGATATTTGCTCAGTCCAGGACGCCTGGCCGACGTTTTGG